GTGCCTAACGGTAAAGGGTATATCTACAATCACGTTACAGATACCTTTGCCGAGATTACGGATTCGGACTTCACTGCGAATGGTAACCCCCAGTTCGTAGTGTTCATAGATGGCTACTTCTTAGTTACCACTGATTCTAAGAAGTTCATAGTAAGCTCCATCAATGACGGCTTGAGCTATAACGCTCTAGACTTCGGTACAGCCGAGTCCGACCCCGATGATATTGTTGCTCCAGTAGTTTACAAGAACCAACTATTTATCTCTGGTGGTCAGACCTTTGAGGCTTTCCAGAACATCGGTGGTGCTGACTTTCCTTTCCAACGTACAGGTCTTTTCTTACAAAAGGGATGTTACGCGCCATACTCACTCGTAAACGCACAAGATACGTTTATGTGGGTAGGTGGTGGAGAGAATGAAGGGCCAGCTATCTGGGCGTTGAACGGCAACTCTACAGTAAAAATATCTACAACTGCGATAGATTCATTGCTGTCTAAACTTTTAGATACGCAAGTGTCGGATATTTATTCTTGGGCATACGCTAGTAAAGGTGCTTACTTTATAGGCTTTGCCCTGCCCTCTACAACGCTTGTTTACGATACTACTAGCCAACGATGGCATGAGCGTAAGTCGTTCATAGAAGGCACTCTAGGAGCTTTCAGGGCTGCTTCTGTGGTCAAGGCGTACAACAAGATTCTGTGCGGCGATATTGTAGACGGAAGAATTGGTGAATTAGACCCTGACGTTTACACCGAGTACGGCAACCCTATTATCCGCAGAGTCGCTACGCAGCCTTTCCAGAACAATATGCAATCTGTTTTCTTCCCTTCACTAGAGCTTACAGTAGAGTCAGGTGTAGGTAATGAAGCGGTAACAGACCCGCAGATAGTCCTAGAGCGAAGCAAGGACGGCAAGACATGGAGCGGCCCTATTGCTAGATCAATAGGCAAGATTGGTGAATACACCAGACGAGCTATCTGGCGCAGGAACGGTAGGGCTGCTAGATTTGAGATATTCCGTTTTACTTTAACGGATGCGGTTAAACCTGTAATCATCCAACTTACGGCAAATATAATTGGTGGAGACAAGTGACAAGCCCAAGACTCAACGTCGCACAGCCTATCGTAGAATCCGATGGGACTATGGCGCAGCCCTTCAGACAATTCACTCAGGACGCAAGTTTGAGCATCCCGATAGTAGGAAGTGGGTCACCAGAGGGTGTAGTAGAGGCTCGTCAGTATAGTTTGTACATTGATTCAACAGGCTCATCTGGATCAATAGAGTACAGGAAGATGCAACCAGATATAGGTGGCGATGTGACACAGGGTTGGGTGGCTGTGTGATTTCAGAGACTAAAGACTCTGAGTTAATTAAACAAATCGCCACTATGCCAGAGCTATGGAAGACCGTAGCTGAAGACGGCATAAACCCAGAGACATGGAGTCCAGACCTAACGGAAGGTTGGCTAATATCCTCAGATGAGGAAGGCTTTGTAGGACTGTATAACGTCCATCCTAATAACGGTGTGACCTTGCAGATACATCCTATTATACCGCCAGAGATTAGAGGCAAAAGAGCTTACAAGTCAGCAAAACAAGTGTTGGAATGGATATTTGGCAATACGAAATATCAAAAAGTAGTGTGCCAAATCCCTGTAATCTACAGAAATGTAAAGTTATTTGCGATGAGGGCAGGGATGAAAGAAGAAGGCTTAAACCGCAAAAGTTACTTAAAAAATGGTAAAATACACGATCAATGGCATCTAGGTATTGCCAAACAGGAATTTGAATTATGAGCAGTGTAAAAGACGCACTATTCGGGAAAACAGACACTTACGGCATGGATGTTGCCGCAGAGAATCGCCGTAGCGCAGAAGATTATATCAAGCAGCAGACAGCACAAGGTCGTCAAGACGTTATTGCTGCTTATGACCCTACCGTACAAGCCTTACAGCAAGGTTATCAGCGTGGCTTAGATATTTACTCCGCAGCAGTGCCTCAGCAATTAGCTGCTTTGAGGACAGGCGCTGGAGAAGCCTATCGGATGCGAGCTGGTTCATTGCCTTTCTATCAATACGCTTTGATGGGCGTTCCTTTTAATATGCCTCAGATGATGTCTCAGGTGGGGCCTATTGACGTTCCTGCGTACCAAAACGTACCAAGCATGGGTCAGCCTCAAGCTGTACAAGCCTCGGCATACAACCCACAGGCTGCTGCATTTAATCCTGCAAGTATAGCTAATATGCTTGGCGGTATGGGTGGCAACATGGGTGGATATGGCGGTGGTTACGGCGGCGAAGATTTCGCAAACGGTCAACGCATAAATTAGAGGTATTAACATGGCCTTGCCAACAATTAACGTCAGACAAAATTACCGAGCCAAAACCTCTAATCTTGCTAAGCCTGATTATGTATTTGGTTTAGGAAACGAGTATGAAAATGCGAGTCAATCTCAAAGAGATATTCTTGCAAATAGAGCAAGAGTACAAGGCAGAGGAGTAAGTGTTACCGATCTTGAATCTGAAATGCAGCGGATTGGATACACTGGCACAGGTCAAGATGACAAGCGATTGTTTGACTACTTGATCGGGCGTGGTGTTGGTTTGGACGAGATGGGGAAAATGTTTGATGTTCCTCAGTCTCAAATTGAGTCACGTTACAATGAAATTCTAAGAGTAGGCCCACAAAATGTTGCTCAGAATGCCGAGTTATTTGGCACGTTTGTTGAGCCTGCTACTGGGCAACGACTTACTGCGGCGCAGTATCAAAACCTAGACCCTAATCGTGAATACGGCACTGTATCATTTTTGGGTGGGCAAACAACACAGCAAGCTGCAGAACAAGCTAATCAACAGCAAGAACCAATTCCAGCAGCGCAACGGCTTTCACTAGAACCAACAGCGCAAGAGGTAGCCCAACAAGCTGCACAACAAGCAAGACAACAACAGCAGCAAACAGCTTCTGGATTGCCTACAGAACTAACCAACATCCCAGTAGACAATGACTACTCAATGGATGAGGCGGCAGTTATTGAGAATCTGATTCGTTCAGGAAGAATTTCTACTCAGCAGGTATCAGATTACTTTAATATTCCTGTAGCTGATATTAACCGTGTCTTAGGTAAGGATTTTGGTTATACGCAAAATAATCTTAATCAGGCTTTGGCTGGGCAGGGCATCATACGCGATGCTTATGATGAAGGCGACGGCACTAGAATGAAAGCAACTGGTGCGGGTACTAATATCTTTAGCGGCATGAATACCGCTGAAGATCAAGCTCTTGCCAGACAAATGGGTATGTCTGCTCTTGAATATGCTCAGGCTGGTGGCTTAGGTGCGAATGTAGACATCAACGCTATACGCGCTGCTCAACAAGGCGTAGGCCAAGACCTGACAAATGTTATGGGTGGTCAGCAAGGTTACACTGGCGGCACTCTTCAAGATGGGAATATTCGTTACAATGACCCCAATGTGATTGGTGGTCAGGTCAATATGCCACAGGTCGGCGTTATAGGCGCAGAAGCAGCGCTACAAGGTGGATTGCAAGGCGGTCTAGCAGGATTGCAAGAAGGTCTAGCAACAGGAGCCACAGGGCTTACAGGAGCTGTAGCATCGGGTCTGCAAGAGCTTCGTAGGGCATTAGGTCAAGGCCGTCAGGATATTACTGCTGGTTATGGTCGTGCTGAGGAAGGCTTCCAACCTTATATGCAGGGTGGTGCAGCGGCTCAATCTCAATTAGAGGCTCTGACAGGCGCTAGAGGACAAGAGGCTTTCCAACAGGCTTACCAAGAGTCTCCTTATATACAGTTCCTCCGTGAGCAGGGCATGAGGGCTAACCTCGCAGGCGCTGCTGCTACTGGTGGATTAGGCGGCGGTAACGTCCAGAAAGAACTTGCTCGTTTTGGTCAGGGTCTAGCCTCACAAGGGCTACAGCAGCAGATTGAAAATCTCCGAGGCTTAACAGGCCAAGGTCTACAAGCTGCACAAGGCGCTGGTCAATACGCAGCAGGTGGTGCAGGTCAACTCGCAGGACTAGAGCAGACTCAAGGCACACAGGCGCTTGGAGCTATGCAGAACGTAGGTCAACAGCTTGCTAATCTAGGTCTTGCTGGTGGTCAGACTGCTGCTCAGATGGGCTATGGCACTGGTCAGAATCTCGCTGATATCCGCTCACGCGCAGGTGAATTGATGGCTGGTGAAATATCCAATGTCAGCCGTGATACAGCTAACATTGCTTCGGCATTGGGTGGAAACATCTCTAATGTCTACGGCACACAAGCTCAGCAAATTGCTCAACTGCTTGTTAATTCAGGTATGAGCCAAGCAGACGCAGCACAGCAGACAGCGCAGATGTTAGCTAATATTTCTACTGGCTCTGCTGGTCAGGTTACTGGATTAGGTACTAGCGTGGGTAATATACAGCAGACGGAAGGTATTCTTAGTGGAATAGGAGACGCAGCGTCAGGTATTGGAACACTGATTCGAGCGTCAGATTTTAGATTGAAAGAAAATCTCAATAAAATAGGCCAACTTCCAAGTGGCCTTGGTTTGTATTCTTGGGATTGGAAAGAGTCTGCGCCAAGTGATGCTAAGAACGATCCTACTATCGGTGTGATAGCTCAAGAAGTGCAGCAGCTAATACCTGAAGCTATTGTTCAACGTGCAGATGGCTATATGGCTGTAGACTACTCAAAGGTTAATTAAGATGGCTGAATCTACTTTATTTCAATCTCCTCCACAGCAACAATCTAAGCTGCAAAAATTTGGCGAGATGCTTGGCGGGTTCGGGGCAGGCGTTCAAGGCAGAGGTCAAGAATACCTAGCAGACCTACAAGAACGCCGAGCCGAGGAAGAAAAAAAGCGCCTAAGCGCTATGGTCAAGGACGCTAAGCAAGTTTACGACTTTATTAACCGTGGCGATGTAAACAACGCTGAGGCTTTGATCCAAGACCGAGTGCAGATGATTAACCGTCTAGGCGGTGACCCATCTGACACAGCGCGTATTGGGGCTATGATTCAATCAGGCAACATCGGTCTAGCCAAGCAAGAGCTAGAGACTTTCTTGCGTCCGTTCATGCCTACTGAGACAGTTAAAGCTGCTGATGTGGTAGATGGTCAGCGTGTCGTCATAGACCCTTTAACTGGAGAGACAAGGGCAGAGCCAATATTAGGATTCCAAGCAGCTCCAGAAGAAGATAAAACTTTTGAGAGAGAGTCTGGATTAAGAAAAGAATTTAATACTCTTGATACAGTAAAAAACTTTGCAATCATAAGTGGTGGATTAGGTAAAGTTTTAACATCCGCAAAAGACCCTTCTGGTGCAGGTGATATATCTTTGCTGTTTGCTTATATGAAAATGCTAGATCCAAATTCTGTTGTTCGTGAAGGTGAATTTGCTACAGCTCAAAACGCTGGCTCTGTCCCAGAATCATTAATTGCTAGATACAATAAAGTCAGGACAGGTGAATTACTATCAGACGAGATTAGAAATGATTTTGTTGATCGGGCGCAAAGATTGTATGAAACCGAGGCTGAAACATTTGGAAGAACATACGATACATACAAAAATATCGCTATTTCTAACAATTTAGACCCAAATAGAGCTTTGATTGATTACAGATACAACCCAGCTTCTCCAGAAGTATTAAATATTCCTAGATCAGCCGTCGATCAAGGCATAACTGCTGATGTTTGGGGTGCAATGAATCCAGAAGAACAAGCATTATTTAACTAAGAGAATTACTATGGCAGATCAAAACGAACTCGCAAGGTTGCAGAGGCAAGCCATAGCTAATGCACAAGCTAGGATTGCAAAACGAGCTGAGACTTCTATTGTTGGTGCTTCTGATGTTCCTTCTAATCAAATGGTTGGGCCATCTGAGCCTGTTGATTTAGCTGCTAGACAAAGAGCAGCAGCCGCAGCAGCAGAGGAAAGATTAGGAGTTTCAGAAACAGCAAGGCAGCGTAGACAGGCTTTTCAAGAAGCCCCAGAAATATCTATGGCAGGTGTAAAGTCTATTATGACTCCACTTCCTGAAGATGCAGGAATGATGGAGCGTATTGGTCGTGGCACAAGAGAATTTGCGACGGCTGCGGCAGGATTAACTGCGCTTGATCCTTGGGAATTTGGTCAAATCCTAATGAAGCAAGACCCTAATATTGGAGTAGTACAATCTCCAGAGGGTGAGTTTTTTGCTATTAACAGAGAAACTAACCGCATTGTTTCACTTAACAAAATTGGCCCTAGCCCGACAGATGCGCTTCAATTGTTAGGAAGCACAGCAGCGGCAATGCCTTCTGCTAGAGGGGCTACAATATTAAATAGAGCTTTAACCGCTGGAGGATTACAGACTGCGGTACAAAGTGGGCAAGAATTAATGGGAGGGGAATTTAACCCTGCTGATATTGCTTTAGAGACATTAACTACTGGAGCGGCTGATCTTATTCCAGCAGGATACAGAGCAGCAAGACAAGCTATGTCTTCAGATACTCCTGCTGAGACAGGTATGAAGAAGGTTATCTCTGAGGTTGGCGAAGCGGCTATAGAACCTCAACCTACTCGTTTAGCACGAGCCGCTGAAACGGTTCAGGCAGACCCTACATTAGTAAGTACTGCTCAAAGACTTGGTGTTGAAGAATCTGTTCCACTTAGTGCTTTATCAGGTAATGAACAGTTCCGAGCAGTACAAGCGGGTTTAACCGCACGTTTAGGTTCAGACCTCGCAGACGACCAAGCTCAAGCGATTCTTCAGGTATCTGAGAATGTTGCAAGGCGCTTAGATGAATATGGCGCAGCAGCTTCTCGTGGTGCATTTGATGATGTAATTAGAGGACGCATACAAGACGATATTGCTAGTTTAGCAGAGCAATCAGACGTTCTGTATAAGTCACTAGATAAGGCGGTAAACCGATTCGGCGGCAAGTTCCAGACAGTCGAAACGCCTATCTTAAATTCGTACACCGACCAATTAACGAAGAAGTACAAAAGCGTCCAGAGTATGCCTTCTGGAATACGGAATGTCTTAGAGAAGATTACAGACCCACAAGGTATTTCTTATGACGCTTTGGATAGCTTGCGTAGAACTATAGGCGAGAATTATGCCTCAGCTTTGCGTGGCTCTAATCCTTATCCTGATACCGATGTCAGGTCTTTAGGTCAGCTATACGATGTTATCACTAGACAGCAAAACCAAGCATTAGAAGGCATTGTTGGCCCTAGAGCTAATGAAATATGGGGTACGGCAAAAGCATTAGTGTCTCAAAGAAAGCAGCTAGAAGACTTGTCTATTCAGTCTTTAGGCAGGGATTTGTCTAACGACATCATGCCAAGACTAGAGCAGTCATTGAGCAGTATTACTAGGGGTAATATTCAGTCATTTAACAATAAAATCAACAGCATACCTGAAGAGCTGCGACCTCAAGCAATGGTAACAGCCCTCAAGGGTATGATGCAGAAGTCAGCTAGATCAGCAGATGTTGATAAAGATTTTGCTATGTCTTTGTCTTTCTACCCTAACTGGTGGAGACAGGTTAAGTCAGATGCAAAAGTCTTTAACCTTGTGACTAAATACCTTGATCCTGAGCAAGTCAGATTCTTTGATGATGTGGCTCGTTTAGGAGGGAGCTTACAGCGCAGCATCCAGAAGCAACCTATGAATGGACGCTTGGTGGAGTTTGTAGAAAGTTTCAACGAATCTGGCGGCGTTATATCTCGTCTTATGGGTATCGTAGGCAGAGACAGAGGCCCAGTAGGCATTGTTGCGCGTGGTGGCTCAGCGATATTTGACACAATGCTAGGCGCATCAAGCCGTGGTGATGCGTTGCAGAAAATGTCTGATCTATTGCGTGATAACAACTTTAGGCGCTTGGTATTACGAGGCGCAGAAGGTGAGCCAGTGGATCGTGTAGCAGAGAAGCTAGTAGAGTCTGGAGCATTTAAGGAGTGGTATAATACCGCCTCAGATACTGTTAAGTCTGGAATTCAAGAGCTTGGACGCAGAGCTACACAGACTATCCCCAATGCTTCCTCAGAAAGAATACTAGCTGCTGGCGTTGCAGACTACTTTACTCGCTCTAACATTGATGAAATAGAGCAATACTTTACAGGTGAAGAATAATGGCACGATTCGGTAACTTCGACCAATACTTAGACAATGCTGGCGACCCATTAGCGGAAGGCAAGCTGTACTTCTATGAGTCTGGCACTACCACGCCTAAGACTACCTATGCGGACGTAAACAACAGCATCCCGAATACTAATCCTGTGCTATTAACAGCGGCAGGCCGTCAGCCTAACATCTTCTTTGATGGAGTAGCCAAGGTTATCCTCACAGACAAAAATGACGTACAAATAGCTGTACGTGACCCTGTGGGTGAGACTGCTACTGACTTCGGTGATGAGTGGGTTGCTAGTAAGATTTACTCAGCCAATGATGTGGTATTGGGTTCGGACGGTGTTTACTACCGCTCATTGTCCAACGGTAACCAGAACAATAACCCTGTTACGTCTACAGGCTACTGGACGCTGCTTTACTCAGTAGAGTGGAACTCAGGCATCACTTATTCAGTGGGTGATGTTGTCACTTACAACACTCAGCAGTATCAGTCACTTCAAAACTCTAACATTAACCAGAACCCTGCGTCGGCTACTAGCTACTGGGTGTCTCTGGCGTTTGCTTGGTTATCTACAGCGACTTACTCTGAAGACCAGAACGTAGTCGGCACAGACGGCATTCTGTATACGTCTCTCCAGAACTCTAACACTGGCAATGACCCTGCTACCTCTCCTGCGTATTGGGTGGGTACTTCAGCGGCTGCGGCGGCTAGTGCTACGGCAGCGGCGGCATCTGCTACAGCAGCATCCGCAAGCGAGACAGCAGCGGCAGCATCGGAAACCGCAGCGGCAGCGTCTGAGACAGCGGCAGCAGCTTCCGAGAGTGCAGCAGCCTCTAGTGCTAGTGCAGCCTCTACAAGCGCCACAAACGCAGCCTCTAGCGCCTCAGCAGCGTCTACCTCTGAGACTAATGCAGCGGCTAGTGAAACAGCGGCAGCAGCGAGCGCCAGTGCAGCTTCTACTTCTGAAACGAATGCAGCAGCCAGTGCTAGTGCGGCTTCTACTTCAGAAACTAATGCAGCAGCTTCAGAAACAGCAGCAGCGGCCTCAGAAACGGCGGCAGCAGCATCGGAGAGTGCGGCAGCTACCTCAGAGACTAATGCGGCTAACAGCGCGTCAGCGGCCTCTACAAGCGCCTCTAATGCGTCTACCAGTGAGACTAATGCAGCCTCTTCAGCTACAGCCGCAGCAGGAAGCGCCTCAGCGGCGTCAGCTTCTGCCACAGCAGCGGCTGGATCGGCAACGGATGCTTCTGACAAGTATGACGAGTTCGATGCTAGATACTTAGGTGAGAAGGCTTCTGATCCTTCAGTAGATAACCAAGGCGGCGCTTTGGTTGAAGGTGCTTTGTACTTCAACACCACTTCAGACGCGATGAAGGTCTATGACGGAGCAGCGTGGGTAAATGTTGCTCCTGTTGCTACTAGTGTCACAGTCAGTCAAATCTCTGACTACACTGGCGATGCTACAACTCTGAACTATACGTCTAGCCTTTCATCTGACGCACAGACACAGTTAGACGCAAAGGCTGTTTATCCAACTCAAACTGGTAACGCAGGCAAGTATTTAACTACAGATGGTTCATCTACTTCGTGGGGTGAAGTATCTGCTGCTCCTACTATTTCAGCAACAGCGTCTGGCTCTATTGCAAATGGCGACCCAGTAGTAATAAATGCTGACGGAACTGTTAGCGCGGTTGCAGGTACTGCATTTTCAGAAGGCACTGAGGACGATATTGACACAACTTATGGATATGACAATGTAATTCTGTATGATACTGCGGCAAATGCTTATATTTGTGTTTGGTCAGATGCTTCTAATTTGTATGCAAAAGCAGGTACTATTTCTGGGACTACTATTACTTGGGGTACTAGAGTAACAGTTAAAAGTTCGGTAGGTAATAACGAGTTTACTGCTGTATATGATTCCGCATCATCAAAAACAGTAATTTTATATCGTTGGGCAGGAACAGGATATATCTACGGAAATAGTGCTTCTATTAGCGGCACAACTATTACTCTTGGTGGAGAATCCTCTGCTTTATACACTAGCGGCAACAGCGCATTAAGAGCGGCATACGACTCTAACTCCTCTAAAACAGTTTTAACTTTTAGAACCAGTATTGCCTATAGGTCTTCAAAAGTTATTACTTTGTCAGGCTCTACTATTACAGGTGGTTCGGAAGTAGTAATTTCCAGTACAAGCACTGATAGCAACTACTATACAACTACATTTGATTCATCTACCAATAAAATACTAGCCGCTTGGATCGATGTTACAAACTCTTATAATGCATACGCAGCGGTGGGTACTGTTTCAGGCACATCAATATCTTGGAGCACTCCTGCCAAACTTACTGGTAGATGGTTTTCAGCAAGTGCTGCTTTTGACGCAGGACAAAATAAAACTGTTTTTGTGTGCAGGCAGTCTGGACTTGGAACACAAGCATTCGCCGCAACAATATCTGGAACTTCTTTTACAACAAGCTCATCTGTTCAAGTTTCCACAATGGAGTCTACTAGAATCGCTTGTGTATATGACGCTAACATTGAAAATGTTATTGTTACGTTTTCTACCACAACATTATTAGAATATGCTCAATTAGATACTAGTTCTGGAACTCCATCTCCTTATGGGTCTACTACTGTAAACGCAGAATTTGATTATGGAATACATATGTGGATGGCGTTTGATGAAGATACTAATAAAGTAGTGACTGTAGCGGGAGATGGCAATAATTCAAACTATGTTTCATACGTTGTTTTATCTCCGTTAGATACAAATCTTTCATCCTCTAATTTTGTTGGATTTTCTGACGCTGCGTACTCTGATGCTGCAACAGCAACAGTTCAAGTGCTTGGTGGTGTAGACGATGCTCAATCTAGCTTAACTACAAGCTATGCCTACTATGTAAATCCTGTTGGTGGCATAAGTACGTCTCCTGCTTCACCAGAGGCATACGCAGGGATAGCATTATCTTCTACATCAATTTTAATCAAAGGATAGTTATGAAAACGATTATAGATAGCAAGAATCTTTCAAAATATATTCTTGAAGATAACACACAAGTATCTTTTGAAATTGACTGCGTGAAGGTAAACGACCTTAATAATTTTGATTTTATAATTTCAGACCTAAACTCTATTAACTCAAGTTTAGTAGAAAACGTTACGCCTCCAGATGATTGGAATGGAAATAAATACTTTTATGATAATGGTTTTGTGTTAAATCCAGATTGGATTGACCCTGATGCGACGGTAGCTGAAGAACCTTAATGAGTTTAGTAGATTACGCCAAGACAGAACGTCAGAGAGAAATACTGGACGTATGGGAAAACTGCGGACGCAATACTGCTAATGCAGCTCATCGTTTAGGTATTACGACTTCTACATTACGACATCATGTCTCTGCTGTTAAAAACTTTGCTGCTGCTTCTGGATATTCTGACAACTGGGATGCAACTCGTCACGTTCCTGAAGGTGAGATAGTAATTGGCAGGTCTATCTACACTGAGGATGATGAAGGCAACAAGGCTTGGTTGAAGACCAAGAGGACAATTACCGAGGCACAGCGAGACAAGGCTCTGCAAGGTTTTGTTGAAGGTCTTACTAAAGGTCTTCCGCAGTACAAACCAAAGGCTAAACCAAAGACCAAGAAGTTTGCTGAAAACTTACTGCCTACTATCGTAATAGGCGACGCACACTTCGGCATGAGGGCAGACGCGAGGGAGACGAAAGAGCAAGACTACGACACCAAGATAGCAGCTAAGTCTCATCTTGATGCTATAGACTATTTAGTAGATGTTTCTACTGCGTCAGAGCATTCCTTGTTAGTAAATGTGGGCGATTTTATACACGCTAACGGCTCGGCAGGAACTACCTTTGGTGGCACTCGTTTAGACGTAGATACTCGTATTGAGGTGGTACTAGAAACAGCAGCGCAGACGTTTATTTTTGCTATTGAAAAGATGTTATCTAAGCATAAGAACGTCAGTGTAATTATTGCTCGTGGTAATCATGATTCAGATACCGCTATTGCTTTGGCGATGATATTGAAGTTTTACTATTCAAAAGAGCCACGAGTAAACATTTTAGACCCTCACGGATTCTTTCATACTCTAAAGTTTGGAGCTACTTTGATTGCTGTAAACCACGGTGACAAAGTTAAGGCTAATAAACTGGCAGCTATCTTACCAAGAATGCTACCAGATCAATGGTCGTCTACTAACTACCGCAAATGGTTGGTCGGTCATATACATCATCAGAACGCGATAGAGACTGATAATGGTGTTTTCGTGGAATCGTTCGGAACCTTGTCTTTTCCAGATTCTTACCATGCAAGTCATGGCTATTCAGCATCGAGTGTTATGACGCAGATTACATTTCACCGTGACGGAGGAGAGGCGCTTCGTCACGTTTACCAAATCAGAGCTTCTCGCAAAGCTCCTGACCTGACGCTATAGGTATGAAGATGGAAGACCGATTAAGCAGAGTAGAGAGGAAGATTGACACATTGCAAGAAGCGATTGTGTCACTAGCGCGTGTTGAAGAAAGGCTAGTTACTGTGTTTAATCGGCAGTCGCATATTGAAAGTAAAGTAGACTTAATGGATGAGAAGGTAGACCGATTGTCTGAGAGTGTTGTTAAAGGTAAATCAGCCGAGCGTATAGTCTGGCTAGTCTTAGCAGCGGCAATCGGCGCAGCCGTAAGGTATATAGGATGACCACTATTGAGTTTCCAGATGTACGGAATGACCGTTTGACAGAGGAAGCGTTAGACCGTTTAGGTGAGTGGGTTGATCATTATATTGAGCTAGGTGTTAATCAGATTACGATTATCGGCTTGCTAGACATTTACAAAACCTCCATATCATATAACTTACTGGAAGACGTAGAAGATGATTAAGAAGGCAAAGGCGGCTATTGCTCTATTACAGAAAGGAAAGGCAGTATCAGACCCAGCCAAGTGGAAAAGCCGTCAAATCACCGCTACGGCGCTTACAGGGGTTATCTGGGCAGTTATTCAGGCAGCGGAGGCATTTGGGTATGCAGTACCAGTGGACGAGGCTACCGTTGATTCTGTGGCTGTTGGCATTCTCGCTCTTGTCAACTGGGTGCTTACACTCTCAACATCTGAGAAAGTCGGGATGTAGTCTTGGCGTAAAGCCTGTTATAGTAAACCCACATTGGGTGGAGGTTGTGCCTAATGTATGGGGTGTTGAAACAATCTTACTCACTGTGGAGTGTGAAATATGAACATTATGACCTATTTGTCTTGGGTGCGGAAGCTCTGGAATACAGCGGTAGAGATAGTCAAATTGATAGAAGAGACTATCCCTGATGATGGCGCAGGCAAGGCAAAACTTGCTGCGTTTGATGTCATGCTTAAAGCAGCTATTGAAAAAGCTGACGATATTGATGAGTCGTTTGATAAGCTACAGCCTGTGGGGCATGATATTGCTGCTGCTGTTGTTACTCTCTTTAATAGTGTGGGACTCTTCAGAAAGTCGTGAATAGATTGCAGCGCCTCTTAATCAAGCACGAAGGCATGAGATTAAAGCCTTACGAAGATGTATTGACAGATGAAATTACTATTGGGGTTGGTAGGAATTTAGACTCTATAGGTCTGTCTGAGGATGAGGTGCTGTATCTGTTAGACAACGATATTGAGCGTTGTGACAGAGAGTTAATCATGAACTTCAAGTGGTATCCAGAGCTGTGCAGAGCCAGACAAGATGCAATGATTAATCTGTGCTTTAACTTGGGTATGACTCGTCTAATGACTTTTAAGAACGCTTTGAAAAGCATGGAAGAGGGCTTGTTTGACGAAGCTGCTGCCCATTTTCTTGACTCAAAGTGGGCTAATCAGGTCGGTAACAGGGCTATAGAGGTTACTGACCTAATCAGGAAGGGTCACTATTAGGGTTGGACGTTCTTTAGCTTTTCCAACTCTGACTCAATGATAAAATCGCAGAACTGCTTTATCTTGCGTAGGTCATCAATACCGCCCTTATCTCTCCATCTAGTCGCATACTTCACTATACAACCTTCTGCAAAGGGTAATTGATTCGCCATGATGTATTCTATTGGCTGAATTTTGAGCTTTTTATAGTGGTCACCAGCTACTTGATAGTCTGTGGATTTCAATGCAATTCCCCTTCGTTACTGTCGTATTCAAACTCAAACTTTTCCTTTAGACCTTGCTCTTCAAGAAAATCGGTATGATCCATAATCATAGCCATCATGGTAGCAATACATCTTTTAGCTTCATCTGGCAGATCATGGAACTCATTGCTTAGATAGTCAGTCATCTCTTGGGACGACATTGCAAAAATAAACTCAGTCATTTTAAGCCCTTTATGGCTGTATTTAGCCAAAGGTTTTGTATCTTTCGAAGGTGGTTATCTTCTAATGCAA